CCAGATAGGGCGACTGGCCGCGGGCTATGCGGGCACGATAGGCGCGCTGCCCTGCGCGCAGTGCGCTTTTATAATCTTCCAGCATAAGAACTCCTTTTTTCTGTAAGCGAAGCGCGGTGCCGCAGTCCCCCTGCCGCACCGGAACACCCCCAGTATACCACAAAAACAGAAATAAGGCAGTATTTTGGGGCTAAAACTGTTGATTTTCCCGGTAGATTCAGGTACGATAATAACGACATTCAAAACCGACAGGAGTTTACTATCATGCAGACCGTTTCTCTGCCCGTGCTTGAGGCGGGCGAATACGCCGGCGGCGTATGGTATTACGAGCCCCACACCTACCAAAACTACCGTTATGTTCTGGGGCGTGTGGGCAAGCACCCGCTGGTGTGCATCGGCATCAACCCCAGCACCGCCCAGCCCGGCGCGCTGGACCCCACCTTAAAAAGTGTGGAGCGTCTGGCCGCCGCCAACGGCTTTGACAGCTGGATCATGTTCAACGTCTACCCCCAGCGCGCCACCGACCCCAACGATATGGACAAGACCCCCGACCGCGCCCTGTGCGATGAAAACCTGCGCTGGCTGCAGGCCGTTCTGGCCCAGACCGAGCCTACCATGTGGGCGGCATGGGGCACCCTGATTGAAAAGCGGGACTACCTGCCCGGTCTGATGCGGGAGATGGTAGCTCTGACGCGGGAGCGGGAGATCCCGTGGGTCACCTTTGGCAAGCGCAGCAAAAAGGGACACCCGCACCACCCGCTGTATCTGCGCAAGGATTCCACTCCGGAGCCCTTTGATGTGGAAAACTATCTGGACACCTGTTTCTGATGTCCGTCCCGACAGGAGGAGAGCTGCTTTGACCGCAGAACAGTATAAGCCCATCTATCACTGGTTCAGCGCCCATCCGGCCGTAAAGCGTCTGGTCGTTTTTCTGGACCGGTGGCTGCCGCTGGTGCCCTTTGTGTGCTATCCGGTGCTGCTGTGCCTGCTGAACATCCGGCTCTCGCGGCTGTTCCTCACCCAGAAGCAGGCCGCGCTGGACTTTATGGTGCTCATCGCCCGCTCCGTCTTTGTGCCGGGGCTGGTGTTCTGGGGCGGCACGCTGCTGCGCAGTCGGCTGCACTTCCCCCGCCCCTACGAGCAGCCCGGCTTTACCCCGCTGGTGGCAAAGGAGAGCCGTGGGCACTCCATGCCCTCCCGCCACGCGCTGAGCGCCGCCGTGCTGGCGGCGGTGTGGCTGTATTTCTACCCCGCTGCGGGCTGCGTGATGGTGGGCGTTGCCCTGCTCATCTGCTGTCTGCGGGTGCTCACGGGGGTGCATCATGTGCGGGACGTGGTGTGCGGCTTTGCACTGGGCTTTGCGCTGGGCTGTGCCGGAATGTGGCTGCTGTAAGGCCATTCCTACACGCTGGAACGGTCATTTTTGCCCGCAGCGCAAAAAAGTTGAAACTTTTTTCAGATTTTCCTTGACAGAATGCGATGGGTATGGTATTATTTCTCTCGCAGCCTGTGCCGACACAGCGCTGCCGCCATAATGGAACCCATTGGGATAACAACGTGCGCCCGTAGCTCAGGTGGATAGAGCAACTGCCTTCTAAGCAGTGGGCCGGGGGTTCGAGTCCCTTCGGGCGCATCTATGTGGTGCCCATAGCGTAGTCGGTTAACGCGCCAGATTGTGGATCTGGAGACCGTGGGTTCGAGTCCCACTGGGCACCCCACCAAAAAGTCCGCTGTTTTGAACAGTGGACTTTTTCTTTTTGGCAGGATACTACAAAAAGTACGGCACCCCGGCAAAGCAGCTGCTTTGCCGGGGTGCCTTTTCTCTTATTTATTCATCTCCTGTATGATCTTTGCGATCTGGGCGGGGGTATAGCCCTCCTGCCGCAGGGCGGAGGTGATGGCTACATCGTTCTTGCCCTGACTGCGCAGCAGCGCTGCTGTGTAGGGCACTCCGGCGCTGACAGTGCTGCGGCTGCCGCCGGAAGCAGAGCCGCTGCTGCCGGTGGCCTTTCCGCTGCTGGAGCTTCCGGACTTTGTGCCCGCAGCCGCTGCCTTGCTGGCGGCCTGTGCGGCCTTCTGCTGGGCGTTAGCCTGCTTCAGTGCCCACTCGCCCTTGGCGATGTTCAGCTTCTGGGTGGTCACGTTATTGTTGAAGGCCTGCTGTTTCAGCGCATCCTGATAGGCACGCTCGCTGGCGGTGTTATCGTACTGCTGCTGGGTCAGTGCGTCCTGCCGCTGCTTTTCCTGCATCTGCTGGCTCCACTGGGTGTCGGCGCGCTCGGCCTCGTAGGCGCGGTTGCCGGAGTAGATGTTGTACCCGGTGTTCAGCAGGCTGCCCGCCAACGTGCCCAGACCGGTGGTGCCGGTAATGGCCAGCTGCACCACGTCCCCAATGACGCCCAGCACCGTCATGATGTTATTGAAGGTCTGCTGGCGCTGGCTGATTTCCGCCTGCTCCTGCGCGGTGTAGTAGCCGTGCAGGGTGTCCAGCCGGTTCAGGTGCTCCTGATACTGGCCGTAGTCCTTGGCGTAGGCGTCGTTGTACGCTTCGCCCTTCTGCTGCAGCTGGGTGTAATAGTCCTGCAGCTGACGGTCGTACAGGGTCTGGGCGTTCTGCTCCTGTCCGTTCAGCTGGTCCAGCCGGTTCACCAGTTCTTCGCCGCCGCTCTGGTAGGTATCCAGCGCCAGATTGTACAGGGTGGGGATGGCGCTGGCCAGCCCGCCGATCTGCTGCTGATAGGCCTGCTGCGCCGCACTGGTGGCATAGCTGGAGCCGTAACCGCCGGTCAGGGCAGCGGCCTGCGCCGCCGCGTCCGCGCTGGCATTGTGGGCGTTCTGGGTATACAGCTGCTCGTACTGGCGGTAAAGCGGGTCACGGGTGTAGCTGTACTGAAAATTCTCCCGCTCCAGCAGCTGCCCCAGCAGGCTGTTGATCTTATCCTGATAGCTGCTCTGGTAGTCTGCAGGGCGGTTCTGCTGCCACTGCTTCAAGGCGTCGGCCGCATCGGTCACCTGCTGACCGGGGCGGTAGCTGACGTTTGCCATGGCCTTTTCCACATCGGCGCGGCTGTTCAGCCCCTCGGCGCTGTAAGTGGACTGCGCAGCGGGCTGTGCCTGCGTTTGCACCTCCGGCTGCAGCAGTTCCTCCTTCTTTTTGGATGCCATATAATTCTCCTTTCGTTCTTATAGTCCCTGCAGCTTGCTGCGCAGGGTATCGGACATATTTTCCGTATCCAGATTGGTCAGTACATACTGCAGCTGCTCCTGCATCTGGTACAGATAGCTGCGCAGTGCCCGGGCATCCTCCGGGTCCATGTTATCGCTGAACTTGGGCAGGCCCAGTTTGCTCAGGCCGTTCATGCTTGCCATGAGGCATCCTCCTCCCATATTTTTCCCTTTGCCGGGGCGATGGTGCGCACAAGTCCGCGCAGGGTGATCTGCCCTTTGCCGCGCAGCCGCAGCCGCAGCGACCCGCACCGCCGGGGTACAAAGGGCAGGTCATAGCTGCGGCGGCTGCCTTGGGCGGCAAGGGAGGCCACTGTCTCCCACGCGCCGCCGTCATAGCTCACCGCCACTTCTACTGTGCTGGTGCATTCAGCGTCCAGCCGCAAGGTCAGCCGGGAGAGGTACCGCTGCTCGGTGCCGTCCAGCCCCACATCGCCGGTGACCAGCTCAAAGGGGATGTCCGTTTCCACGCCGTCGGTGGTTTGCCAGTCCGGCTCGCGGGTGGGGTCTGCCGCCCACAGCGCCTGTCCGTCCCACAGATAAAGCTGCCCGCCGGTGCTGGTCATATCACAGGAGCAGACGTCCTCCTCGCTCCACAGCCCCTTCTCGGTATCATAGACCAGCAGCCGGGTATCCTCCCGGGAGATGTGCAGGTAGTACCGGCCATCCAGCGCGCCGCCCACGGCGCTTTGCACGTTGGAAAGCTTTGCGGCGTCCAGCGCGCCGGACACCTTGGTGGGCAGACTGCCGTCCCACGCCATAACGCCGTCCGGCGAGAGATAATACAGCGTCTCGTTCAGCACGCACAGGCTGCGGGCGGCGTTTTTGGCTACGCCCCGGCAGCGCAGGCTGGAAAGCTGAAAATCCGAAGGCTTGGAGCCGTACAGCTTGTGCAGGGTGTTCTCCTTAAAAAACAGTGCATAGCCCATGCAGGAAGCCGCCCCGGTAAAGGCACCGTCGCTGCCCACGGTGACGGCGTAGCTGTCTGCGGCGATGCCCCGGTAGCTGAACCAGTTGGTGGGGTCGCCCAGCTTGCAGCCGTAGATAACGTTCTCCCTGCTGTTGCAGCCCCACACCCGGTTGTCACACTCGGTCACAAAATCCAGCTCCGGCACCCGGCGCTCCATGGATACCGTCTGCGCAGCTTCCACACTGCGGTGCTGTTTGCCGTCCATGCTCTGCCACTGGGCGGCGGCGGCGTTCTGCACCAGTGTGCCGTAGAAATACTCACCCTGTGGGGTGCAGCGCACCCGCAGCCAGTCCTCGCCCACGTCATACACGATTTGGTCTCCGTTCAGCTCCGGGCTCTGCCCTGCCGCTTCGGCGGCTGCGCCCTGCACGGTCACGGTGTCCCACTGCCGGAACAGCTTGCCCAGCCCTGCCGCCGTGATGCGGCAGTATTCCAGCGGGATGGCTGCCCAGCTGCCGGAGTTTTTGCTGTACATCTCCAGCGTGCTGTCGTACCGCCACGGATGGTCGGCATCCTCTACCTTTAAAAACAGCTGTCCGTCTGCGGGTTCGGCGGGCTCCTCCCGGCCAAAGGCCTCCACCTGATAGGTCTTGCCTGCGGCATCACAGGGGGCAAAGGTCACGCTTTTGCCCGCTGCCGTCCACAGTGCCCCCAGTGCGGCAACGCTGCCGTCTGCCGTATCAAAGGCCAGCTTGTCCGGGAAGATCAGAATCTTTGTACCGATGCCCACCAGCGCCTTGCGGCCGTCGGTCACAGCGTCCAGCTTCGTCACCGCCGGGGCGGCGGCATCGTCCGGGGTATAAACGACATCCCGTCCGCAGACGGTCAGCAGACCGTTCAGGTGGTACATCCCGTTCAGCCCGGTCAGTGCCCGCAGTCTGCGGCGCGGGGTGCGGGTGCTCAGGGCGGGGAAGTCCCGGGTAGAAAAGTTCACTCCGGCGCTGTACTCTGCTTCCGAGCAGCCGTAGGTCTCGTTCAGGCCGCCAAAGGCCCGCAGCAGCTGCCGGGTGTTGGCAAGCCGCATTCTGTCTGCCAGTACCATCACCTCACCTCCTTACCAGCGCCACTGCGCCCGGCTGCGGGGCGGGTAGTTCTGCCGCAGCCAGACCGCCAGCTCTGCATACAGGGCGTTGTACTGTGCCTGCTCCCCGGCGTAGCGGTCGGTCTCGCCCAAGGCAGCATCCATCTGCGCACACAGCAGGTGCGGGTACAGGGCATCAAAGGGCGGCGGTGCCAGCAGCGTCTGGTCATCCTGTACCGGCTGCTCCCACGGACGGTCTGCGCCCACGGCGTCAAACGCCCCGGCGGCGGCGCGGTCAAACAGCTTTGTGCGCAGCAGGGCGTCCGCCTCCCGCAGCCATTGCAGCCGGGTCTCGGTCTCAATGCGGCAGTTTGGGCGCAGCTGCTCGGCACGCTCCAAAGCCTCTCCTATGGTCATCTCATCACATCCTTTTTATAAAAAGCCCGGCCGGGGGCATTTCTCCCAGCCGGGCAGCGTTGATATTGCAGATTTTACTGCGCCGCATTCTCCGCAGCGGCAATGCGGGCAGCGGTCAGCTCGTCCTGACGCTGGCTGTGCTCCAGTACCTCGGCCACAGCGGGCGGCACCTCCACCTCCACGCCCCGGCGGATCTTGTAGTTCACGCCGTTGACACTGACGAACAGATCGCCCTTGTAGCGGCTGTTGTCCTTGAACAGCCGGATGCGCACGTTCTTTTCAGCCATGGGCACCTCCTTAGTTGGCGGCAGCGGTGGCAGAGTAGCTGGACACGCTCTCGATGCGCACCATGTACTGCTCCACCAGACGCTCGGCGGCGCGCATCCCCTTCCAGCCTACAGAGGCGCGCTGGTTCAGCGGGTCGTCGCCGTAGCCCAGCTGCTTGACGATGTGTTCCAGACCGCCGCCCTCCAGCTCGGTCACGCCGTAGGCGTGGGCGCCCAGCACCAGCGTACCGAACACCGCAAGACCCGCCGGACAGGTGTCGTCCTTCCAGATTTTGGCCTCGCTGGTCTCGATAAAGCGGATGTTGCCCAGCTTGCCGATCTCGCCGCGGAACATGGTGTCGGGGTCGGCGTACTTGTGCACCTCC